GATGCGACCTTTTCTGCAAACAGCATACCCAATGGAAGAGCGAAGATTTCCAGTTATATCTTGCCAGTTGCTTATTTCGCCGCTCCTTATCTTCTCAACAACGCTTTCGCCTGTTTCTGCATAAACCTCTGCTACTGCGTTTTCTACATCGTTGTTAGCCTTTCCAAGAAGCGTTAGCACTCTGTCAATAGACTGCCCTGTCATCTTCATACCCATAGGCAAGCATTTAACTGATTACGGAAGAATCCCAAAACCCTAAACTCCTTATCATTAGGTATTTCCCCATCAAGCCCAATGAGCTTGACCTTTTCGCCGACAGAAAACTCTCGGCAATCTTGGTCGAGATACACGGAGAAAGAGTAGATGTGAGCTGTGCCATCGTCGAATTTTATCTGTTTTGCAGAGCCATTCGGCACTATGCGGCACGGCATTTCCTCTGTAGTCTCTGTATCTGGCTGAGGTATTCCGTTTTCGTCTATTCCTCCATTGGAGAAGGATGAGACTTGGAGCTTATGGGGTCTGAAATCCAACATCAGTAACAAGTGACTTTCGGACGTTCATCAATAGGCTCTTCCCCGATGGCGCGATACAATCTGTTTGCTTCGCCCAATAGAGATTGCCTGTCTGCCTTTGAGATTGACATGCCACCTTCGGAGATACTGGACGGGTAAAGGATAATCTGCCGTATGCAGTCAGCCATTGCGCCCTTGAACTCCAATGAGTTTAGAATCTCGTTTGTGCAGGCAGCGTCGCCAGCAAGCCCTCTTTTCATCATTACTGACTCGAAGAAGGCGGCTGGCAACGGATATTGCACATGAGCCTTTAATGCTGCTATGGTAGTCAAAGCTGCCATTCCCGCTAATGCTTGTAGTTATAGTTGTAATTGCGGTAATGGTTGAGCCATCCATGCTTCGCCTTGCCACAATTGGGAGGCGTGAAGTCCTTTCGGCCTTTCGTCTCGATAGTGGCATAGAGCTTATGCGAAGCCATCTGGGAGGTGATGAAGTCCTCGCTTACAACGTATATGACAACGGGAGCTGTCTGTACGTTCACAAACTGGACTGGCATCACAACTGGCATCGCAGGCACGATGAAGTCTGGAGCGTTGATTTGTTCGGATGTGGGAGCATAAGACATGCCCACATCGTCGGCTGCGTGTACTGTCATGCAGAGCAGCGCAAGGCCGAACATCATAAACAGAAACTTTTTCATTTTTCTTTGAATTTGCGGGTTAGTAATTTGGGAGGGCGATTGCTCGCCCATCCCTTTAATCGAGAGCTGCATTAACGGTGTCAAGGTTGAAGTTCACAATCTTGTTAGGAGCGGCAATCTGAGGAATCCACTCGGCTGTGTACTCCATATAGCGGCCATTCTTGTCGCGGTAGTTGCTGATGAGCATCTGACCGTTGTCGTTTCCGACAGGGCGATAAGTGCGGCCTTCTACGGGGTCGGTTGCCTCGTAGGGAGTGTGATGGCGCATCCAGCCAAGATTATCGGAGCGCAGGAGCGTAATGCGGTCATCGGCATAAATCTGTACGTTGGTGCCGTTCTGCTCTTCTACGTAGTCCTCTTTGATTTCGATTGCGGGCAGTCCGATACCCGTGAACACCTGCGAAGCCATCTGGGAGGTGATGAGTCCGCCAGCGAGCATGAACTGATTCTGAGAGAGAACCATCTTGAAGGTGTCTCCGAACTCGGAAGAACCGATGATGTACTTGTTGAAAGTACCACGGCTCATAATCATCTTCTCGAAAGTTCCGTACTGGGCTTTGAGGCTCTGAATCTTGCTCTGCAAGTACAGGATGAACTTCAAGTGACTATCCACGATAGCATCTGCTGCGGTGGGAGTGATGAAGTGGAAAGGCAGAGAGATGTCAAGCAGCTCGATGCCGTCGGCGTTGTCCTTGTTCTTGACGGTGGCTGCACCAGTCATAAGGAGAGAACCGACAACAATATCCATACGCTTGTGGGGAGCGAGGATAACTTGACGATAATCATCAGCGATGTACTGGATGATTTCGTTCATTGCGGCCACTTGGTCTTCCGTCTTTGCCTCATTGTACTTGTCGATGAGGTCTTGCAGCTCTGACAGACGCTCCACGTCCATCTGATAGGCATCGCCAAGGTAGGCGATTTCGCCGTAGCCGCTTCCGAGGGGCTTGCGCTCGCGGATAGGCTTCTCGCCGAAGCGGGAATTGATGGAGCCAGCCACAACACCTGTAACAGTGCCGAGATAGTCCTTGAATACGCGAGTGGTAGTGCGACGGAAGGTGAGATACTGCTGCCAATAGATACGGTCAAGCCCCTGCTGGAGTACACGGTCAATGGTAGCCTGTACCACGTCCGCGTCATTGAATAATGTCTGAATTGTAAGTAACATGATTCTTCGTTTTTAGGGGGTTAATTACTCGAACTGGAAGCGAGCTGTTAGCGCCTCCTTGTCCTTTGCGGAGAAGGGAAGCACCAGTTTACCTTCCTGAATCTCATAGGCTCGCATGATAAGGGCAACGAGAACGATACCATTCTCTACCTTGGTCTCTTCGTAGATGACGAAGTTTGCCACGTTCTTTGGTGTTGTTCCGCCTACTGCTGTTGCTTCAAAAAGCACAGTTCCGGCGTTCACTTTTGCCGTGAACGCTGCCGAAATTGTCAGGGTGTCATAGGCGGCGTTAGAGGTGTCGATAGCAGACACGGTTGCGCCTTTTGTACCCGTGCCAAGGTGCATACCCACATAGGCAAGCGAACCCTTGGCAATCTTTACGCTCGTAGCGTCTGCTGCTACGTCCTCCAGCACCTTCACATTCTTGACAACCTTAGCGACACGGGTTGCAAGATTTACAGCGACAGGAGTGAAGCGAGGGAGCTTCGAGCCAATAGTCAGCCCCGTAGTGTCGAGCTTGTATGCGCCGCGCTTGTGGTGGAGCGTCTGCACATCGCAAATCTCTTCAACAACGGCTGCGTGGTTAAGATTGTAGTTGAATCCTGCTGGCATTGTTTTGAAATTTTAATTGGTTAATAACTACTTCTCATCTTTCTTCGGAGCACCTGCGCGAATCTGCTCTGCAAATGCCTTTCCGTCTGTTGGAGGCTCGTTGCCAGAGCCAGGAGGCACTACCTTCTGAAATCCGAGATTTGCAAACGCCTGTGACTTGTCCTTCATGTAGGAGTCCAAATCGGCATCGGCAGGGACGTTCAACTCGCGGGCAAGCTCTTCGGGAATACCGTGCTTCTTGGCCGCTTCGATTATCTGCGCAGTCCGTTCCTGTTGCGTTCTCCTCGTTTCCTCTTCAGTGAATTTGTCCGTGAAGGGTTTCAGCTTCGCGTCCAATAACTTTGCGAGTTTCGCATCCAGTTCGTCCTCGGAGGGCTTTACATCTACCTGCTTGCCTTCGTCGTTGATGTGATACTTTTCTTTGAACGATTTTTCAAGGCTCTCTGTGAGGGTCTTTGTGAGGTCGTTCTTCTTCGATGTGAAGCGTGAATCGAACAGGCTTTGAAAGCCTTTCATTGTGTCCGCTTGACCGTCCACAACTGCGTCCAAGTTCTCATCTGTCACAAAACCAGTAGCAAACAGACTTTTTGCAAGTCCCATAATCTCGTTGTCGCTCAATCCGCTTTGAGGATATTTCGTCTTGAGCGCGTTGAAAAGTTTTTGAATGTCCATGTCTTAATG